CCTCGGCGCGAATTTCTGACCGGCTTTTGAGAAACTGGAGGAGCCCATGGGCCGCCGCGGCCGCCTGCCCGACCCCAACTCGAAGCGATCCCAGGCCGCCGTGGCCCGGGCTCGGCAGATCGGAGCCGCGGCTCCGAAGCCAGCCGCGAAAGTGGAGTCCACTCCACTCGACCCGCCGCCGTCCGTGGCGAAGGTGCCGGCCGCTCTCGGCTTCTGGGAACGCAACGCCCCGACGCTGATCGCCGACGGCCGGCTGACGAGCGACCGGATCGACGCGTTCGCGATCTGCTGCCGCCTCCATGCAGACATCGAGCAGCTCGCCGACCAGGTCTACGCCGAGGGCTGGATCACCGCGACCGACAAGGGCCAGGCCGCGAGCCCGGTGGCGAAGCTGCTCCGCGACGCCCGCCGCGACTTCGTCGCCCTGGCCCGAGACTTCGGGCTGACGGCGGCGGCCGCCGCCCGCCTCCCCCAGGAGCCGATCCATGCCGGCGAGAAAGAAGCCGACGAAGAAGACCAGGTCCTCGCGAAGCTCTCGATCCGCGGCTGACCCGAGGAAGCGTCCGGAGTACGTGCCGGGGTATCAGTGGGACGAGGCCGCCGCGAACGCGCCGGTCGAGTTCATCGAGACCCTGTGCCGCCACCCCGACGAGCGCGGCGGCGAGCCGCAGCGGATCAAGCTGATCGAGTGGCAGCGGGACCGCGTGCTGCGAACGCTGTTCGGCTGGCGTCGAGCCGACGGCCGCCTCCGGTTCCGGCGGGCCGGCATCTTCGTGCCGAAGAAGAACCGGAAGTCGTCGCTGATGTCGCAGCTCGCCCAGTACATCGCGACATGCCACGCCCCGGCCCAGGACGTGTTCCTCGCCGCGAACGACCGACTCCAGGCTCGCACGATGTACCGCATGGTGAGGCAGAGCGTGGAGGCCAGCCCCAAGCTCTCGCAGCTCCTCGAGGTCGTCGACTCGCGGAGCATCATCCGCAACCGCGAGACCGGAAAGGAAATCCGCTGTCTTTCCTCCGACTCGTGGCGCAACGAAGGCCTCAACGGCTCGGTGATCCTGGACGAGATCCATAGCTTCCGCACGCCCGACCTGGTCGACGCGCTGATCTACGCGACGCGCGGCACGGCCAACGGCCTCGTGATCTCGATCTCGACGGCCGGCTCCGACCGGAACGGCATCGGCTGGCGCTGGTGGCAGGACTGCGAGCTGGTGATCAAAGACCCGAAGACGAACCCGACGTTCTACGGACTGATCTACGCGGCCGCGGAGGACGACGACTTCTCCGACCCGACGGTCTGGCGGAAGGCGAATCCGTCGATGGGCGTCGCGTTCCCCGAGGACGAGTTCGCGGCCGACTTTCAGGACGCGACGACCGACCCGCGGAAGATGTCGAAGTTCCTCCGCTACTCGCTCAACGTCTGGCAGGCCGGCGACTCGCGCTGGTTCGTCGGGAACATCGACTGGCCCGCGTGCAGCTCCGGCCTGCTCGCCCCGACCGCCGGCCGGCCGTGCTGGGTCGGCGTCGACCTGGCGAGCAACCTCGACATGACGGCGGCCGCCTTCGTGTTCAAGGAATCCGACGGCAGCTACTCGGTCGAGTGGAAATACTGGGTGCCGCGCGAGACCGTGGCCGACCGCGTCCGCGAAGGCATCCCATACGATGCCTGGATCCGCGACGGCTGGGTCACGGTCACGGACGGCTACCGGCTGGATCACGAGGCCGTGGCCCGCGACATCCTGGCCTACGGCGAGCGGTGCCCGATCCGGGCCGTGGGCGTCGACCCGTGGCAGGCCGGTGCCTTGGAGACGCTGCTCCAGAAGGAGGGCGTCACGGTCCGCGACATCCCGCAGCGGACCGGCTACCTCAACGCCCCTTGCAAGCTGCTCGAGGCCCTGGTCGTCGAGAAGCGGCTGCGGCACGGCGGGAACCCGGTCGCGACCTGGAACGCGAACAACGTCTGCGTCTACACGGACGCGACCGGCATGATCAAGCCGGACAAGGCGAAGTCGACCGAGAAGATCGACGGCATCGCGGCCCTCGTGAACGCCCTGGCCCTGGCGAGCACGGACGACGAGGACGGCGGTCCGGCCAACGTGGACGACTACAAGATCCGCGTGATCTGACGCCTGCGGTCGGTTCAAGCCTTCGGCCTGCGGCCGGACACTGGTACACGTCCGGGCGGCCGCCTGGACCCAGGCGACCAGCATGCCACGAGCCAAGGCCGCGAAGCCCAGACGAACGTCCACCCGCCGCACGCCGACCAGGCGGGCCGTGCCGGTCTCGCATGTGATCTCTCTCCGCGGGAGCCTCTCCGATCCAGGAGCGTGGGGCTCGTCGTGGTCCGCCACGATCGGCCCCGAGACCGCGATCCGCGTTACCTCGATCCTGGGCGTCGTCCGCTGGATCGCCCAGGCCGTGGCCGTCATGCCGGTCCACACGATGCGGAGCCTGCCCACCGGCCGGCGCGAAGCCACCACGCTCCCATGCTCTTACACTATGCGGAAGCGGCCCAACGCATGGCAGTCGGCCTATGACTTCTATCAGCTCATCGCCTACTGGACTGCCCTCCACGGGAACGCGTTCGCCCGCATCCTGCCCGGCGATCGCGGCTGGTGTTCCGAGCTGCGGCCGATGCACCCGACGCGGGTCAAGATCCACCGGAACGCCGACTACTCGGTGAGCTACGAGTTTCTCGACGAGAACCACCGCTGGGTTCCGCTGCGGCAGCAGGAAGTCCTCCACTGGCGCTGGCTGTCGGACAACGGCCTCGTGGGGATGGCCCCGCCTGAGCTGTGCTCGACCTCGATCGCCCTGGCCCGCAAGCTCGACGCCGCGGCCACGTCCTTCTGGGACAACTCGGCCCGGCCCGACATGGTCCTCGAGACGGACGAGAAGATTCCAGACGAGGCGGTCGACGCCCTGCGAGCCGCCCTCCACCAGGTCTACGGCGGCGCGGGCAACCGCGGGAAGACCGCCGTCCTCCCGAAGAAAACGCGACTGAAGCCCATTGAATCGAACACGATGGAGCAGTCGCAGTTCCAGGAGCTGCGGGACGCGATCCTCCCCGACGTGTGCCGCTGCTGGGGCGTGCCCTCGACGCTTCTCGGCGACGCCCGCATGGCCCGGTGGTCGAACGTCGAACAGGAACACCTGTCGGCCCAGGTGTGGTGTTTGCTCCCGTGGATGCGTCGCATGGAGGGGCCGCTCGACATGGCCCTCCAGCCGGTCTACGGCGACGACGTGTACGTGAAGTTTGACAACCGCGGGCTACTGCGCGGCGACACGGCCAGCCGCGTCCAGCTCTACCAGTCGATGTTCAACATGGGGGCGCTGGCCCCGAATGAGCTGCGAGACCTCGAGGACTTCGACCTCCTGGAGGATCCGGCCGCCGACGAGACCTACATGCAGCTAGGGTTCTCGACACTGGCCGCGGCCGCCGCCCAGGCTGACCCGGCCGCTCCGGCCGCAGGGGAGCCGCCAGCCACGCCGGCCGAGCCTGCGCCGGAGGACGCTCCGGCCGATGAGCCCGCGCGGGCACCCGGGGCCGGCGTTCCGGAGGCCGGCGGCTTCCGCGAAGGCCAGTACGTCTACTGGGCCGGGGGCGAGGGCACGATCGAGCATCTGATGATCGACGGCGTCCTGGGTGTCGATGGGTCGCCGTTCTCGATCGTCGCAACCGAGGACGAGCCGGCCGCCAGCCTGCGCGTCTACGAGGACGGCGAGCCGACGGAGTTCACGGTCGGCAAGCGTGTGTCGGAGCTGTCGGCCGAGCCGATCGGCCAGGAGGAAGACGATGTCGCATCAAATTGAACGCCGCTATCTCCTGACGACCGACACGCCCGACGCGATCGGCGTCGAGAAGCGGGACGGCGAGCCGGCCGCCCTCGTAGGCATCTCGCCGCCGTGGGATTCGCTCTCCGTCGATCTCGGAGGCTTCCGCGAGAAGTTCAGCCCGACCGCCTTCGACGGGCTGGTCGACCGCAAGCCGACCGACCCGCGCGGCAAGATCGACGTTCCATTCCTTTTCAATCACGACCCGAGCCGGATCACCGGCCGCACGTCGAACGGCCGCCTGGAGCTGCGGAAGGAGGCCCGCGGGCTGGCCTTCCGCCACACGCCGCTCCTGACGAGCGACGGCCGCGATCTCGTGATGATGGTCGAGGACCGGACGATCACCGGCTCGTCGTTCGCGTTCACCGTCGCCGACGGCGGCGAGACCTGGACCGAGGACGAGCGGGGCGGCATCACCCGCCTCGTGCATCAGGCCTCCGGCCTCTACGACATTTCCGCAGTGACAAGCCCGGCCTACCCGTCCAGCTCGATCGCCCCGCGATCCCTCGACGCCTGGCGGGCCGCCCGCGGCATGGTCCAGCACGGCCAGGCCGAGCGGTCGCTCACGATCTCGCTCGACTTCGACCAGACGTTCACGGCCGCCCCCGGCCTGTGGCGGTCGTTCGTGGCCGACGCCACCGGCCGCGGCTCGCGCGTCTATTGCATCACGCGCCGCGAGGACACCGAGCAGAACCGCCACGAGCTGCGGCTCGCGTTCGGCGACCTGTATGCCGAGCTAGCCGGCGTCCTGCTGTGCGGAGCTGACAAGCAAAAGCGGTCGGCCGCCCAGGACGCCGGCATCTCGATCGACGTGTGGATCGACGACTCGCCGGAGAAGATCCCGGCCCCCGAGGTCGCCCCGGCCGTGAAGACCTCGTCGCTCGCCGGTGCCCGGGCCGCAGCCGCGGCCGCAGTCGCGAGGATGCGAGCCCATGCCGGCTAGTTGCCCGAAGTGCGGGGGCCGCCTCCGCGTCGAGTCGAGCAAGCGGGCGGGCGACCGCCAGGTCCGCTACGTGGAGTGCCAACAGTGCCGCGAGCGCCGCCGCCAGGTGGTCCCGGCCGATGCCGTCTGGAGGAGAAGCCGATGATCGCCGCCGCCCCGGTCGCCGCCGCCTCCAACCTGGAGGACGGCCTGCTCGCGAAGATCGCCGCGTTCATCGCGACCTCGAGGTCCGCCGCCGCCGACGGCATCACCTGGGCGGAGTTCGGCGAGCTGATGCTCGCCCTGCTGCGGCTCGTCGTGACCGCTCTCGACACGGTCTCAACGATGACCGGGGCCCAGAAGAAGGCCCTCGCCCTGGAGGCCGTGGCGAGCCTGTTCGACGCGGTCGCCGACAAGGCGGTCCCGCTCGCCGTGTACCCGCTCTGGATTCTCGTCCGCTCGCCGGTGCGGTCGCTCGTGATCGCGATCGCCGCCGGTGCCATCGAGCAACTGCTGCCACTCGTGAGGGTCTGACGCATGGACACGCTCCTCCTGGTTGCCCTGGCCGCCGGGGCGGCCTACGCGTTCCTGGGCCGCGACCGCCTCGAGCAGCTCGTCGCGATCGCCCACGCGAAGCTGCCGGCCGTCGAACTGCGGCACGTCGTCGGGGCCGGCCTGCTCGCCGCCCTCGCCCTCGTCTGGTCGGGCAGAAACCGCACCGAGCCGACGCCGGCCCCGCCGGCCCCCGACGCCCCGCTCGTCCTTCGCGGGCTGTTCAACGCCCACCCCGAGGCCGCCTCCGACGCGGCGAAGCTCGCGGCCCTGTTCGGCGAGCTGGCCGGCGAGGTGGAATGGGACGCTATGCAGTCGACGCCGATCATCACGACCGGCGTCGCGTTCGACGATCTGCGGGTCCGGGCCTTCGACCTCCGGCTCCGCGGTGACTCGATCGGCGACCGCCACCCGCGGGTCCGGGCCGCCGTGAAGGACTACCTCGACCGCGTCGCCGGGACGAGCGGGAAGCCGCTGACGCCGGAGCAGCGGGCCACCTGGATCGCGGCCTATCGCGAGGTCGCCGCCGCCGCGGAGGCCGCCGCGAAATGAGCCGCCGCAACACCTACCGCTGGCTGGCCCTCGCGGGCTTCCTAGGGATCGCGTTCGCGGTGATCGTCGGCGAGTTTGTCGCCGGCCCCCGGCCCGTCGGCTGGATTGGCGACTGGCAGGACAACTACGGGTACACGCCAAACCCGGAAGGCGTCCGGAAGTTTCTGGCAGAGCTGCCGCAGCCGCTGTTCAGGCAAGCCGGTGCCGAGTGCATGGAGAAGGCGAAGGGGACGGACACGCTTCTCTATCGCGCGATGTTCAAGGCACACCGCGCGAGGTACGGCACGGACTTCGTTGTCGGCCGGCAGATGAACGGAAGCTGCGTCGCGTGGGGTGCCATGCACGCCGTGTATTGTGCCGAGGCAGTGTCGTGGGAAGTCGGCGAGCTGGCCGAGCCTCCGCTGATGCCGGCGACCGAGCCACTGTACGGCGGGTCCAGGGTCGAAGCGCGTCGAAGCAACCCCGAAGGCTACGACGGGTCGCAGCCTGTCGGCGGGTGGTCGGACGGCTCGTTCGGTGCCGCCGCCGCTCGCTGGCTCCGAGACTGGGGCGTCGTGTACCGCAAGCCATACCCTGGCGTGTTTGACTACACGACCTACAACGCCACCCGCGAGAAGCACGAAGGAGCGTATGGGGCCGGAGGCCAGGGCGACGACTACAAGCTCGACCGCCTGGCGAAGAAACACCCATGCCGGCACGTCGTCAAAGTCGAGACCTGGGACGAGCTGGCCGCGGCCCTGGAGTCGGGCTATCCGTGCACGGTCGCCAGCTCCCAAGGCTTTTCGTCTGTCGCGAATCGCGGCATCGCGGAAGCCAGCGGGACGTGGCACCACCAGATGATGATCTGTGGGATTCTCCACAAAAAGAACGGAGCGCCCGACGATCTGGCGGTCGTGCTGAATAGCTGGGGTCCGCGATGGCTGCGGTACGAGGGCGGCAAGTTCCCAGCCGACCTACCGGACGGCGCGTTCCTGGCACGTCGCAGCGTCGTCGAGCGAATGATCCGCGAGGACACGTGGGCCATCGGCGGCGTTTCCGGTTTCGGTTGGCGTGATCTCGACAACGGCGCGTTTCTGACGCCGGCTCCGACTGAGGTGATTCGATGAAGCTCGACAGGAACACTCTCCTCGTTCTCGTCGCCGCGGCGGCGTTCGGCTACTGGCTCGCGGGCGACCGATCGCCCCGCCCCGGCCCACCCGACCGGCCGGTCCTGACGTGGCTCGCCAGGGCCGCGAAGAACCTCCTCTGGATCGCCGCGTTCGCTGACCCGCCGCCGGCGGCAGCTCGCCAGGACGCGCGGCTCGTCCAGGCCCCGACCATCGGCGACGACGGGTTTCCGGTGATCGACCACGCACGAGGGCTCTGATCATGTCGCTCTGGCAGTGGATCATCTCGTTCCTCGTCTGGCTCTCGGCCGACCCGGCCGTGATCGACCTCGAGCAGCCGCGGGCCTTCGCCGCCGTGGCGGCCGCACGGGCGTCGATGCTCCCCGAGGCCCCGGCCCCCGGCCCCGGCCCGGCCCCGGTGGCATGCGACTGCGGCCAGACGTGCGTCCGCGGCGTGTGGAAGCCCGACGGCCGCGTCTCGCAGACGTGCCGCTGCCAGTGCAAGCGATGCGTGGCCGAGCGGTCGAAGGCCGCCCCGCCCTGCCCCGACGGCAAGTGTCCGACCGTCCTACGCTAGGACAAAACGATTCAAGCGCTGGTCGGCGCGTCCTACGGTGTGGGCAGTTTCGGAACCCCGCACACACGCAAGGATGCGAACCATGCCCAGCGCCAAGCTCGCCCAGCTCCAGGACGAATCGGTCACCATCGAGAAGGAGATCGTCGATCTCCGCGCCATCGAGCCGAAGGACGACGCCGAGAAGGCGCAAATCGAGGAGCGGCTCGCCGAGCGGTCCGCCCGCGCCGACGAGGTGGCGAAGCTCGCCGCGAAGGAGCACGAGCTGGACGCTCGCCTGGCTTCGCTCCGCAGCGTCCGGACCAGCGACTCCGACACGATCGCGACCGTCGAGGCCCGCAAGGCCCCGGCCGTGCATGTGATGCCGGGCCGTGCCGACAAGCGGCACGCCGACATGGAGGTCGCCGGTCGCGCCCTGCGGGCTCTGGCCCGTCGGGACGTTCGCGAGCTGCGGGCCATGTCGGGCAGCACGGACAGCACCGGCGGCGAGCTGGTGATCCCCGAGCTGTTCAACGGCTTTATCGACGTTCTCGGCTACAGCTCGGTGGGCGTGCAGCTCGCCAGCCTCTATCCGACCTCGTCGAACAGCATCACCGTGCCGAAGATCGGCGAGGTGACGGCTGACTTCTTCAACGAGAACCAGGCGATCACCGACGCCGACGCTCCGACCGACGACGTGGAGATCGCTCTCCACAAGCTCGGCCGCCTGATCAAGGTGTCGAACGAGCTGGTCGAGGACGTGGCCGCCGGCGTGGCCCTCGCCCAGACGGTCGCCAACCGGCTCGCCATGGCGATCGGCAAGAAGATCGACGAGGTGTGGCTCCAGGGTTCGGTCGCCAAGAGCATCGACGGCCTCGTCGGTGAGATCAGCGAAGCGAACACGCTGGAAGCCGGTGCCGACAACGACGGCGTGGACCTCGCGGAGCTGGTCGGCAAGATCGACAGCCGCGCGACGAACACGGCCTGGGTGGTCAGCTCGGCCGGCTGGGCTCACATCATGAAGGCCTCGGTGGTCACGCAGTCGACGACGATCGGCGACCGCGTCCTCCCTGTCGTGATGGGTGCCCCGGTCTTCCGCTGCCTGGGTCTGCCTGCGGGCACCTTGGCCCTGTACGGCGACTTCTCGATGGCGACCGCGGTGGCCTACAAGGCCAACGGCCTCCAGATCGCGGCGTCGACCGACGCGGGCTTCGCGAACGACCAGGTGGTCTACCGCGGCACGCAACGGGTCGGCATCGCGAACCACGACGCCAGCTTCGTCGCGAAGCTCGTCGAGGCCGCCGGCTGACGACTGAACCTTCACGCTGATGTTGAGGCCGGGGGGCCGCAAGGATGCAGCCCCCCGGCCGCCCCATATCTGGACTGAGGCGGCCCATGCTCATCGGCTCCACGCCAGCCCACCGGATCCTGCGGCTCGTGCGGTCCTACCGGGGCCGCCCCGCGGGCTCGGTGATCGCGGCGACGCCGGGGCTGGCCGAGCACCTGGTCGAGGCCGGCTGGGCCGTCTGGGCCACGCCGGCCGACGCCGATCGGTCGAGCCGCCTGGAACGAGCCGTCGCCCCCGCCGCCGCTGAAACGAGGTAGACCATGAAGCCGGACACCTGCGTCGTGACGGAGGAGCCGGAGGTCGAGCCGGTTTCGCTCTCCGAGGCGAAGCAGCAGCTCGGCATCATGGAAGACTTCGAGGAGTGGGACGCGTTCCTCCTGGAGAAGATCTCCGTCGGCCGCGAGCTGGTCGAGTCGCGGCTGGGCCGGTCGGTGGCCGTGAAGAAGTTCCGGGCCAAGTGGAAGACGCCCGACCGGAATCTGACGCTCCCCAACCCGCCGCTCGTCCTCGACGCGGAGCATCCGCTCACCGTGACCGACGACGGCGACGCGGTCTCGTCTTCGGAGTACGAGGTCGAGGGCGACGCCCGGCCGGCCTACATCGAGTTTGACACGGCACCCGTCGGGCCGGTGGTCGTCGAGTGGTGGGCCGGCGGCAGCGTGTCGAAGCGAATCAAGGCGGCGATCCTGCTCTACGTGGTCCACCTGTTCGAGAACCGCGGCGTCCTGGCCGCGAACAGCTCAGTCGAGTTGCCGCAGGCCTTCGAGACGCTGCTCGCCAGCGAATCACACAACGGGGGCTGGTGATGATCCCGGCCGCCCTGCTCACCGAGAAGTTCGTCGCGGAGGCCCGCCCGACGGCCACGCGTGACGACCACGGCGGCCTGTCGGCCGGCCAGGAGTGGACGACCGTCCGGTCGTTCTATGGCTCCTACGAGGCCCAGGCCTACGTAGAGACCGAGACGCGGGCGAAGGTCGGCGGCACGGTCCAGGCCCTGGTCCGCTGCCGGTTCTTCCCGGACATCGTCGGCGGCATGCGGCTGCGGTGGGCCTCGAGGTCGGACCGCCTGCTCTACGTGTCGAGCGTGGTGGAGCGGGCCAACCGGACGGAGCTAGAGATCACGGTGGAGGAACAGGTCGCATGATCGCTATGAACCTCAAAGAGTTTCGCGACGAGACGGAGGCGATGATGGCGCGTTACCGCGCCCTGCCTCGTCACATCGCGAAGAAGCACATGATGGCGGCCGTCAAGCGGGCCGGGAAAACGGGCGTTCCGATCCTGAAGCGGAACACGCCAAAGCAAAGAAACCGGACTGTATTCCACAACCGAGGCCCAGCCGGCGAGTACGGGGCGTCGAAGGTGAAGGGCGGCGGGCTGCGGCGAGCCGCGACCGTAAAGGCCGTCTACAAGAAAACGAACGAAGGCGGCGTCGTCTACGGAGTCCTGGGCTACCGCTACGGGTTTGAGAGCCGCAAAGCGATCTGGCTGGAGTTCGGCACGGACAACGGCATCCAGCCGCGGCAGATCCTCCGCAAGACCATGGCGGAATGGGGGGGCCCGCTCGCCGGCAAGCTGGAGGCCGAAATGGCCGCCGCCCTCGAGAAGGCGGTCCGCGAGGTGGCCGCAAAGAAAAATCCCGGATACGCAGGCTGACCCATGCCCATCCCCGAAAAGTGGATCAAAGGCGCGATCGAGGACGCCGTCGAGGACTGCCTCGCCTGGCCGGTCGCCATGACGGGCACGGGCGAGCCGCCCTATGTCGTCTACTTCCGCGAGGGCACGGCCCGCGAGCTTGTCCTGGCCGACACGCTCGACGCCACGCCGGAGCCGAATCAGCTCCCGCCGGTCGCTACGTTCCGGCTCGACATCTACGCCGACTCCCACGTCCAGGCCTGGGAGATCGCCGAGGCGATCGCCGCGGCCCTCAATCGGTTCAAGGGGACGGTGGACGGCCTGACAATCGACCACTGTCTTTTGGCCGACGAGCGGGACGGCGACGCCGTCCGCCTCGAGGGCCGGGAAGACCCGACCTACATCGTCGAACAGACCTACACGATCTCCTGGCAGGAGTGAGACATGCCCATCTCTAGCGTTCCAGGCGGCGGCCCTGGCATCCCGGCTGGCGCGACTCAGGTGTCGGTGAAAACGCTGCTCCCCGGCGCGACCACCCAGAAAGAAGACGTAACCACACTGAGCGACTCTCAAAGAGTCTACGCCGATCCGCCGCTGAAGGATGTCGAGGCTGGCGGCGCAACGGCATCGTGCACGGCGTCCGGATTCCTAGAAGGAGCCCCGCCGCAGATCACCCCGGCAAACGTCACAGAGGGCTGGATCTGCGAGGAATCAGAGGTCACGTACGAAGTGGGCAAATATGCCACTTGGTCCGGATCTTGGTCGTATTACGAGCCGCAGTCAACCTGACATCGTAAGGAGCCGTTCAAGTGCCTACCTCATCGCAGGGCAATTCCTTGATTCCAGGCGCGACGAAGATCTCCATCAAGGGGTCGCGGTCGTCGCGCGCCGGCGACAATAAGCTCGATTCGTCGACGCTTTCGCTCGCCCACGGGGCCTATCGTACGTACGAGGACGGCCTTATTGATTTAGGGCCTTCGGGGTCCGAGGACGGCATCGTGTACACAGCCACAGCGAACGGCTACGGATCTCCTCCTGGAGCTGGCGCGACTCTGTCGTACGGAGGCAAAACACTTACCTGCATCGAGTCCTCCGAGGACGCCAGCGTCGGCGAGCTGATGGGGTGGTCTGCCTCCTACACGTCAGAATACACGCCGCCCACTCCCTAACGGCATGCGGCCACAAAACCGAGGGCCAGCATGTCAGAGCAAGTGTCGACACCAACGTCGCAAGGCGCGGCCGTGTCGTTCGGCGGGACGCCGATCGGCCTCCTGACGGGCTTCCGGGTCTCCCCCGGCACGGCCGTGTTTGAGGACGTGACGAACGTCGGGAGCGACGTGATCGGCACCGGCTGGGACGCCCGCGTCTTGCGAGAAATTGCCTGTACTGGGATTGAACCAGGCACGGTAGAGGTCAACCTGTTCGGATGCCCGCCCTACCTGGTGACGCATATCGGGCTGTCTGGTTCGCTCGTGATCTCGTTCGCCGAAGGCGGCTTCGAGTTTCAGGCGTACCTCGAGACGTTCGATGTCACAGGCAGTGTAGGGCAGTTCCTGACGGGGTCGGCCCGGTTCAGGATCGCCGGCCAGGTCGACAACGACTGAGGAACCCATGAGCATCGCATCGGAAGTATTTGGTGAGTGGAAGCCCGAGCTGGTCGAGGTCACGCCCCCCGGCTCGGACCGGCCGGTCAAGCTCCGCTATCCCACCTACGGCGAATGGCACAAGCTCGCCGTGGCCCATCAGCAGCTCGCCGGCAAGGCTCCGGACGCGGCTCTGATCATCGACACGATCGCGGCCTGTATCGCCGACGACGCCGGGAAGCGGAAGCTCTCGTCCGACAAGGCCCGCGGCCTGCTCGACGCGAGCCCGCGGTCGGTCATGTGGCTCTACAGGCAGTGCTGGGAGACCGTGCTCAAAAGCGACGACGAGACCGTAGCGGAGCTGGAAAAAAACTCCGCAGCCGGTCAGGAATGATCGAGCGGTTCCTGTACCGGCTGGCAGCGCATCACCGAATTTGGAACGTGGAGGAGTGGAAGTACGAGATCAACATCCGGCAGCTATTGCGATGGATCGCGGCCTACAAGGTCGAACCATTCGGCGAGGACTGGCTGCGAACGGCACGGTCGACCGTGACGATCCTCCGGGGGCTGGGCTGCAAGGTGGACGAAGACTTCGAGGAAAAGTTCCTGCCGGGCTATGACCCGAATCGTGAGATGACGCCAGACGAGATCGAGGCCGAGTTGAAGAAGCTCACCGTGTTCAAGGGACGCAAGTAATGGCCGCCATCGGCAAGGTATCGGCTGTCTTCACGGCCTCCACGAGCGGGCTCACGACCGGCGTCAATCGTGCGTCGTCGTCGCTGAAACAGCTCGAGGCCTCGACGCGGTCGCTCCAGTCTGGCATGCGGGCGCTGGTGGCGATCCAGGGAGCGCAGTTGTTCGGCTCAATCGCTTCTGGTGCGGCAAGCGCCGCGGGAGCGTTTCTCAGGCTAGGGCAAAATGCAGCCTCCGGGATCTCGGCCGCCGTCTCTGCTGCTACGAGCCTGGGCGAGGAGACGAGCAAAAGTGGCGTAATTTTCGGACAGGCCGCGGAGCGGATCGCCGAATTCGCGCAGAGCGCAAGCGCGATTGGTCTTTCCGAGCAGGCCGCGCTCCAGGCGACTGGCACGTTTGGCAATCTGTTTGCAGCCATGGGGCTCGGCCAGGGCCAGGCGGCGCAGTACGCCGAGTCGATGACGAGGCTCGGTGCCGACCTCGCCAGCTTCAACAATGCGACCGTCGAGGAGTCGCTCGCCGCAATCGGCGCGGCCCTCCGCGGCGAGGCAGAGCCGATCCGCAGGTTCGGCGTGCTGCTTGACGATGCCACGCTAAAGCAAGAGGCCCTGAACGCTGGGCTAGTGGCGTCCACGAACCAGGCCCTGACGCCTGCAATCAAGGCCCAGGCCGCATACGCCGCCATCCTGAAGCAGACCGGAACAGCACAAGGCGACTTTGCCAGGACGAGCGGGTCGCTCGCCAACCTGGGCAGGGTGATCAACGCGCAGACGACCGACATCACGACGGACATCGGAAAGGCTTTTGAGCCTGCGTTCAATGCTGCGGCTAGTGCTATCTCGCAGTCGCTGACAGCGGTACGGCCAGTGATAGCCCAAGTTGCCGAAGGCGTTTCTGAGGCCGTTGGCAGGATTTCGCAAGCGATCACCAATCTCGTGCCGGCCTTCACTCAGTTCCTGGGCACGTTCGACGGCCAGAATGTCGGCCAGGCGATCGGCGACGGGATTCTCCAGGGCGCTCGGTTCCTAGCCCAGATCGGCGACTTCATCATCCAGAACTTCGGGAGCGTGTTTTCCTACCTGTCACAGGTCGGGCAGCAGTGGGGCGGCGTGGTCGACTTCTTCAACCGGACAGCCCTATTCCTCTCCGGTATCGCCGACGGCCTCCAGGCCGCGTTCGGGCTCATCATTCAGGGAATCACCGGTCCGGTTCAGTCGCTCCTCGAGGCTGCTGCGTTTATCGGCGACAGGCTAGGCTTCGACACCGACAGCCTGGACGCGGCGGTCGCAGGCATGCAGGCCTTTAATGCCGAGATCTCGAGCGGCATCACGGAGAACCTGAACTCTGCCGCGACGAATTTCAGTCAGGCGCTTGCGACCGATGCCCCGAAGGTCGGGCAGGCTATCTCCGGGCCGCTCGTGACAGCCCTCGACGCTTCGGCTGCGAAGGCTAAGGATGCCGCCAACCAGGTAGCGCAAGCCAAGCCAGCTACCGTGGACGTGAAGCAAACCGTCGAGATCGCGTCGATCAACGAAGCGCTGAAGGGCATCGACTCCCGCTCGACGGAGGGCGTGGCCGAAATGTTCCGGCTGATGCGGGGCCAGGGAGCCGACGTGCAGCAGCAGCAGCTCACCGTGCTCGAGCAGATCGCGGAGAACACGGCCGGCGGCGAGGAAGTCCTCGTCGCCGACTTCTAGGAGTAGCACCGATGGCGGTTTTAGGCTGGCGACGCGTTGTGGACGGGACAGGCTTCTCCGGCAAGGTCGGCGAGCCGCTGCGCTACGACGAGGCGTGGCTGATCCGGTGCGACTCGCCTGCCGAATCGAAGCAGGCGATCACGAAGGCGGTCCCGTGCGGGTGGTACGCGGCCCACTGGGAGAACGCGGCCTGTAAAGCGATGGAGTTCAAGCTCTCGCCGAAGAACCAGGACGGCCTCCTGTGGCGGCTCGACGTGGCGTTCTACCCGCCGCCACCAAGGCAAAAGATCAGCGACTCGACCGGCGTCCCGGAAGACTTTTGGGAGCGATCCGGCGGAGTCGCGACGGTGCCGGTGTTCATCGACAACGACGGGGCGATGATCGTCAACTCCGCCGGCGACCCGATCGAGGGACTTCAGAAGGAGCGGGAGGAGAAGGGCTGGACGCTTACGAAGTACTACACCGACGACTCATGGATGGCAGACGCTGAGGCGTACTCTGGCAGCATGAACAGCGACTCGTGGGACGGCGGCGCGCCTCTTACGTGGAAGTGCGGACTGAGGTCGGCCAAGCTGCGAGAAATCCAGAACGTGGCCCGCGGCCAGGCGGCCAGCAACGCTACGGAAGGCGAGCCGGCCGACGGCGGCACCGAGGACAACATCAAGGTCGTCGAGACCGTCTGGGAGTTCCGCTACGACCCGCAGACGTGGAACGCCCTGCCATGGAATGTCGGGTTCCATGAGCTTGTGGGCGGGCAGCGCAAGGTCATTCTTGGCGTCGACGGGAAACCCGTTCGGCAGCCGGTCGCGTTGACTTTCCTCGGAACCAAGAAGCCAGACGGTGAGCCGCCTTCAATTATCGGAGATGGCGCGGGCGCGGAGATTTACCCAAAAACGGCTTTTTCGGCGAAGTTCGGCCAGCCGTTCATCATCCAGGCGTGACGCATGGCAGGCGAGCGGAAAGTCGCGTTTACCGAGGACGCCGCCCGCCGGGTGGCGGCCGCGACGCTCGCCTACGAGCGCGGCAGTCGGGATATGCCGCCAGTGCGGTTTCGGACAGCCGGCGGCGACGATGGCGGCGGCGGCGAGGAGCCGCGGCTCGGAACGATCCCGGCAACATGGAACAAAAACACGATTGCCACGGTGACGCAGATCAACGCGGACGGAACGGCGATCACGCCTGTCGTGACGTTCGAGGCGCGAAATCATTTCGCGACCGTGATCGTTTCCGGCGGTCCGAAAAAAGTGCTCTGCGTGTCGGTCGGAGGTTCATGGCTTCTAGTCGCCGCGGAGTGCTGACGTGAGCGTGATGATAGGCTCGCCTTGCAGTCCATGCTGCCATCCGTGCGCGTGCCCGGAGGGACAGTCGCTTCCGAGCGCGGTCACGGTGACGTTTTCGGGCCTGACAAAAAGCATCACATCAAAGGCGGAGAACCTGCTCGGCGTCCAGTTGTCGAGCTGCTTCGGGGCTGGCGCGGTCGCCACCGTTGCAGCCAACGGAGGCACGGCCGAAGAAGGTTTTCCGATTCAGTCCGTGACGCTCGCCAGCCCAGGCGCAGGCTATGCACTGTTTGGCCGCGTTGCCCCGACGCTGGCCGTGGCTGGCGGGAGCGGAACCGGGGCGACGTTCACTCCGGCCCTGTCAGCGACAAACGATTCATGCGGCGTGCCGAGCTGGTCGCTACAGTCCGTATCGGTGACCGGCGGGACAAAATACGTCGACGGCGAGCAGCTCTCCGTGGCTTTCTCCAAAGGCGACACAGAGGTAATACCGGCCGTGGCTGTCGTGAGGACGCAGAGGGTGGAGCCTGTTCTTCAGGCCACGGCCGCCGGCGGCAGCGGCGCGACGTTCAAGGTTTCGACCGGCATATATTCATTCAGCCCGGCAAGCTGGACTGTCTCAGGCGTAGAAGTGACGAGCGGCGGGACGGGCTACGCGGACGGCGCTGTCGTGTCGTTTAGTGGCGGGCCGCAGCTCGTCGTGGAGCAGGCCGCCGAGGCATATGTCGTCACCGGAAGGCAACAGCCGACGCTCTCCGCCTCGGTCAACGCAGGATCCGGGGCTGTCATTTCGCCGGTTCTTTCTCCGTCCACCGACTGGCTTGGCCGGCCGATCTGGACCGTGGCTTCCTTTACGGTTGCCAACGGGGGGGCCGGGCACGCCGAGTTTGACTCAGTTATCGTCACGGTAACAGACGGCCAGGAGAGTCCGTACTCGTTTTTTTACGCGTACGTTTCCGCCGTAGACGAAAACGGTGCTGTCCTGTCGATCCAGGTGGAATACGGGGGCGAATACTACAAGAGCACGGGAGTAGTCGAGTCTGTGGCGGTCTGGCTTGGTGGCTCGTATTACGAAGGCGGAGGCACGCCGTCAGCGGTCGATGTTGTCGATGGGGGCAAGTACTACAGGGAGGACGCAAGCCTCGCCCCGTATGTAGCTTCCGTGGCGGCGACCATAACGCAAAAGGCACCAAGCGACGGAGCTGGCGCTGCCGTGTCCGTAACCGTCGAAAGCAACACCAAGAGCCCCAATTTCGGCAAGATTGCGTCGCTCAGCCTGGACTCCAAAGGGGACGGCTATCTGGCGTGGTCGTGGGTGACCCAGGACTGCAACGCAGCGCAGTTCAACGGAAACTCGTTTGTCCTTAGCAGGACCTCGCCAACGTCGTGCTCCTACAGCCGATGCCGCGGCGGGTCGAAGATTGGCGTGACATTTCGCGGCATTGACAATCCGCCGCAAGCAAGCATTACGGGCGAGTGCACGATCGCGTTCACGGCAGACGAGTCAAAGGCTCCGTTTGCTTGCGATCCGATAAAGTTTACAGCGGCGGAGGTTCTAGGCGGAACGGTCAGCGTCGAGGCAGGGGACGCCGGAGGCATACCAGACTGCGGCGTTCTTTTCGGCGCTACGTCCGTCACGTTTGAGATTTCGGCCGAGGACTGGGTTGACAAATTCTACGCGACGCCCAGGGGCCAGTTGCAACCAAACCAGAGAAACACGCGCTACTGGCCTGGAAGCAAATACGCAGGCACTTTCGAGTTGACATACGACCGCACAGTTACAGAGTCGCCGAGGAACGGCGCGAAAGCGTTTCGGTATTACTACGGCGGCGACGCGCTGTTTTGCGGCCGCTCTCCATACATTGAATTTTTAGTTCGACAATCTCCGCCGCTCATGGAGATTTATCTCGCCGATGCGACCGCTCTGTACCATGACTGTGTCGGCGCAAATTGCCAGCAGAAAGAAGCCTCTGATCTGACGTGCCAGGAGATTGACACGCAGAACGGGCTGGACAGGATTCGCGCTGGCTCCATAACAAGCACGGCGTTCCCCGGCCTTCAGTGCCCATGCGATCCGGATTCGTTTTTTGGTGCTCGAGCCAGCGAGCCTGGCAGGTCGGTTTCGTCAGACTCTGTTCCCTTCTCCGAGGTGCAAGGCTCGCTGTCCATCGGCTTCCGGTTCGTTTCCTACTCTGATGAATGACTGCGTTATCGGCGAAGACTTGCGATGCGTGTCATGCGGCCGCCGGGCGGTGTCGGCGTTGGTGCGGAGAAATTGCGCTGTGCATGATCGCCCCACGGCGAGCGGCTTTCCCGTCGAGGTTATGGCTCGCGGAGTATCGCCGCAGCGAGGCGATAGCCCAGGATGCCTTCCTGGAGAAGAACTGGCCGCCATCCTCCGCGACTGGCTCGGCATCGAGGCCGACGCGGGCTGCGGCTGCAAGTCCATGGCGTCGCGGATGAACGACCTCGGCCCCGACTGGTGCGAGTCGGAAGCGGGCCTCGCCGAGATCCTCGGCGTCATGCAGGCCGAGCACGCGAAGAGGTGGTCCGAAGGCCGCACGCGGCTGCCCTGGAGCGACTTTGGGGCCACGCAGCTCGTCCGCCTGGCCTGCCGCAGGGCCAGGGCGAAGGCCCGGCCGGCCGATTGACTCAGGCCGGCCGCCGGCCACACTGCCCAGACCCCACCCAGGAGGCACGGATGCCAACCGGAGGAGATCCCCTCACCGCCGCAGCCCGGCGGATCGTCCGCGAGAACCCGGACCACCCGGCCCGCGGCCTCGCCCGGATGCTTGTCCAGGAGTCTCGCGGCGCGCTCACGATCGACCAGGCGAGGAAGCGGATCCAACGCCAGCTCGGCACGAACGGCGAAAAGAACCGCAAGACCGTGAAGAACATCGGCCGCCCGCCCCGCATGGCCGGCGTCGAGTATCGCCTAATGCCAACCAACGCGGAGCCCTGGCGGCCGCAAGTCCTCGAGGTCGTCGGCCGGGTCGGCATCCTCTCGGACGTTCACGTTCCCTACCACGACGAGGTCGCGGTCCTGGCGGCGGTCGGCCACCTGGCCGAGCTGGGCCTCGACGCTCTTCTCCTGAACGGCGACATCGGCGACTTCTACGCCCTCTCGCGGTGGATGAAAGACCCGCGGCAACGCGACTTCTCCGGCGAGCTGGAAGCCCAGCGGCAATTCGTCGGCTGGATCCGCGAGACGTTCCCCGACATTCCGATCGTGTACAAGGCGGGCAACCACGAGGAGCGGTGGCAACACTACATCTGGCAACATGCGCCGGAGCTGTCGAAGGACAAACTGAGCAGCCTCCAGGCCTGGCTGTACCTGGACAGGCACGACATCACGCTCGTCGAGGAGGGCCGGCCGGTGATGCTGGGCCAGCTCCCGGTCCTCCACGGGCACGAGCTACAGAAGGGGGTCGCCGCGCCCGTCAACCCGGCGCGAGGGGCGTTCATGCGGACCCATCACACCACGCTCGTCGGCCACTCGCATCGCTCGAGCACGCATGCCGAGAGCGACATGTGGCACGCGGAGACGACGACCTGGTCGACGGGTTGCCTGTGCGATCTCACGCCGGCATATGCCCGCATCAACTCGTGGAACCACGGGTTCGCGGTCGTGACCGTTCACGAGGGCGGAGAGTTCGACGTTCAGAACATGCGGATCGCCAACGGCAAGGTGAGGGCGTCCTGATGTACTGGCTCACCGAGGACGAGCTGCGGGACGCGGAGCAGCGGGCGCGGCAATTCTCCGGCGCTTATACCGGCACGTCGGGCGCGTTGGCCGGGCTTCTCATTCAGGCCATCCACATGATTCGACACTACCAGGAGGCAGACGAAGTGAGCGAGCAGGACGAAACGGAGCACGCGGTCGACAACGCGAACGCCGGCGAGCGACTCCTCGACGAGACGGCCCGGACGATCCGCCAGCGGCGGCAAACCTACGGCCCCGCGGCCGAGCATTTCGCGAGAACTGTCGGAGCGATCAACGCGATCATGGGCCACAAGCTCCGCGAGCCGCTGACCGTGGCCGACTGGGCACAGATCATGATCCTCGACAAGCTCGCCCGCCATCAGGAACGACCCCATCACGACAACCTCGTCGACACCGCAGGGTATGCCGCGTGCTGGGCGGAGTGCGAGGGCTAGACCTCCGCCGCCGGGGGCAGGCTGCGACGGTCGCACGGATCGCGACGCATAGGATTCGACGGTCGGCAAAATCCGGGGACGCTACGCCGTCTTCGCCGGTGGATCCTCGTCTGGCTTGAATATCCGCGGCATCGCCTGCCAGGCCTTCGGCCGGCGGGCGTCGACGACGCGAGGGTCGAGGTAGCTCCGGCGAGTGATCCGGTCGGACGAGTGGCCGAGGAAGGCAGTCGCGTCTAGGCCGGCCGCCGCCAGGTGCGACGCGGTCGACCGCCGCAACGCGTGGAACTGGACCTCGCGGCCCTCACCGAGGCCGGCCCGCTTGGTGATCGTCTTCCATCGCTTCCGCAACGCGGTGCCAGAGGCCATCCACCAGAAGACCGTCGGCCCCGTGTGGGCCGTGACGCGGTCCACCAGGTCCGAGGCCTCCGGCGACAGCTCGTACACCCGCTCCTGCCTGCGGCCCTTCCTGACGCCCGCGGGGACCGTCAGCGTGGGCCGGTTCCAACAATGCCGCGGCGTCGAGAGGATCGCGTTGATCCGCTCGCCGGTCTCTAGGCCGACGGCGACGAGGGCCGGGAAGAACACGCTCGCCGGCACAGGCCCTACCCAGCCGCTCGCCTGCCGGGCCGAGGCGGCGAGCCGCGCCAGCTCGTCGGTCGTGAACGCCCGCGGCACCCGCTCCGGGATCAACTCCGGCGCGACGGCCGGCCGGAGGCGGACGAGCCCGCGGGCCTGGGCGAAGTTCCAGAGGGCGAGAATCCCGCTCCGCTCGCGGGCGACGGAGTTGGGGGACAGCTTCTGTCCCCGGGCCGTGAGCCACTGCGAGACGACCAGGTCGTCGAGGTCCTCGAGCAGAGCCGGCCGGCCGAGCCACCGGCTGAACTGGGTGACGGCATGCTTCAGGAGCCGGACACTTTCCTGGGAGCGGCCGCGGAGACGCAGGGGAACGTATACGGTTTCGAGGAACGCGCTGAGTGTCATGGTGTGAACCTCCAAATACGGGATAGGTCACACTTCCGTGCGGTGTCGCCCCTCCCTGGCCGGGTTCCGGTTTTTCCGCCGGTGCCGGTTGGCCGCCGCACCGTTGGTCGCGAGAGTTTCCTCCCGTCCCCGCCACTGCCAAAGGTTGCAATCCCGACGGGATCGCAACCGGCGGCCAAATCAACGCTACGCAGCCCGCAGGCCGAAAGGCAAGCGGGCTGCGGGCTTGAATGGAGCAGCGTCGCCCCTAGCATCGGAGGCTATGGCAATGGTGATCGAGCCGAAGACGGGCCGGAAGCTGGTATCGCCCCGCGAGGCCGCGAAGGTGTTTGGGTGCGACGACAGCTACTTCCGGAAGCTCGCCCTGTCGGGCGAGCTGCACCGCGTGGTGGAATCCCCTCGCCGGGTCTTCTACTATCTCGACGAAGTGGAGCGCCTGAGCAAGGAAAAGGCCCGGGCCAGAACCAAGCGCGGCGGGCGGCCCCGAAAGGGAATCACGGCGGCCTGACCAGAATCCTCTGGAGGTTGTCGTGCTCGAGCTGCTGATCGAAGGCGGACGCTACGCCGTCCGTGCCGGCGGCCTGGCCCTCGTCGCCGGCGTGTCCGTGTTCCTGCTGTTCGCCAGCCTATTCGGCCAGAAGCCGAGCCTCCTCGTCGCCGCGGCCTCCGCCCTGGCGATCGCCGCGTCGGTCCTGTCGTGGCCGCGGATGCCGAAGGCCTGGCGAGCCGATCCGCCCACTGATCGCCAGCTCGCCTACGCGGAGCAGCTCGGCCTCGTCGTCCCGGAGGGCGTCACGAAGGGCCAGCTCTCCGACATGATCTCCCAGGCCACCGGACGCTAGCAGCGCCGGCGGCCCGCGAACCCCGCGTTTCTCGCGGGAAAAGCCCCTGCCAAAAAAATTCTGATCCTGGGCTTGATCAATTCACGATCTATTGACTACCTTCCGCGTCACGTCATGGATGACTTCGACGCTCGAAGTGATTCAGTGCATGGAGGCACATATGAACGTCACGGTCTGGATCGAGTTGGCAATCGTTCTTCTTCGTGTTCTTTCCGCCGGCCTCGCCGGCTAATTTCACGCGACCGTTTTCACGATCAGGAGACTTGGCATGGATGCCATCAATCGGATGCCGGGTGACGCGGAGGCCGCCGCGGCCGCCGCAGGGATGGCCGAGACCTACGGCCGACGCGGCCTGCTGCCCAGCGTCGGCGACTCCGTCTGGTTCCAGCATATGGTCGGGGCGTTCCCCCGCCCCGGCCGGATTCAGCAGTTCACGGAGTTCGGCTCGATCGTCGTCCGCGACGACGCCGGCGTCAGCTACACGATCGACGCCTCGCAGCTCGCGGAGTTCTGAGCCATGGCGAAGCCGCGATCCGCACATCACCGCGAGAAGGAACGCGACGCGTGGGTCCGCCGCCGGGCCGACGCGCTGCGGCGACTGGCCGGCCCGGGCCGCGTGCTCGAGCGGCTCATCGCCGACATGACGCCGGTCGGGATCAACACCTACCACATTCGCGCCGGGGCCGTGCTGATGCTCCGGGCGAAGACCGCGCTCGACGAGTGGCGGCCACTGGCCGAGGACGAAACCGGAGAGACATGGCGATGAGCATGGAACTAGTCGACGGGCTGATCCTGGCCGCCTGCTCCGCCGCCGTGACGCTGTTCGTCGTCTCGGTCGCGGCGGTCGCCCTGGTCGCCTTGAAGATTCATGAGGAGCGGAGGGGCACGGATTGCCCTTCCGCAGGATGCCGCCGGAGGCGGCCTGGCAAGGGATGCAAGATCGAGCTGCGGGGGGCGGAGACCGCCCGCGGCGACACTAACTGGAGGGAATGATCATGGGCTTTCAGAAGGCAACAAAGGCCGCGGCGAAGCTGCGGCTCGGACTGATCGGACCCGCTGGCAGCGGGAAGACGATGACGGCGCTCCGGATCGCCGCCGGCCTGGGCGGCCGCGTGGCGGTGATCGACACGGAGCGAGGCTCTGCCAGCCTCTACAGTGGCGAGCGCGGCCTCGACTTCGATGTCAACGAGCTGGACAGCTACGAGGTCGAGCGGTTCCTGGAGGCGATCCAGGACGCCGCGGCCGGCGGCTACTCGACGCTCGTGATCGACAGCCTCTCGCACGCGTGGGCCGGGAAGGGCGGCATCCTCGAATACGTCGACAAGGCCGGGAAGCGGAACCAGGGCGGCGGCAACTTCGGGGCCTGGCGGGATGCCACGCCCCGGCATAACGCCCTGGTCGACGCGATCCTGGGCGCGCCGATGCACGTCATCTGCACGCTGCGATCGAAAGTCGAGTACGTGGTCGAGAACGTCGGCGGCCGGAACCAGGTCCGAAAGGTCGGGCTCCAGCCGGTCCAGCGGGACGGCCTCGAGTACGAGTTCACGGTCGTGGGCGACGTGACCCAGGACCACGACCTGGTCGTCACGAAGACCCGCGCCGCGTTCCTGAAGGACGCGGTGATCCGCGAAGCCGGCGAGGATCTCGGCCGGCAGCTCGCGGCGTGGCTGAACAACGGACAGCAGCGGCCCGGCGGTGCTCCTCCATCACCGCCGCCTTCAACCCCGGCGCGGCCGACCGCCCAAGCGGCCGCGCCGGGGGCCGCGCTCTTCGACCAAATCGCGGAGTGCATCGCGACCGCACCGACGGTCAAGAAGCTGGCCCAGTACGTCGACCGCATCGACACGCTCCTCTCGGAGGGAAAGCTCTCCGACGACGAGTGGAGCGACCTGACCGACCGGGCCAACGCGCGGCACGACGAGATCGAGCCGAAGGAGGCCGCCGATGCCACGACCTGAAATCCTCACGTTCTCGGTCGTGGCGAAGAAGTACCTCTCCCAGCGGTCCGTCAGCGCTGCCCACCAGGGCAACGTGAAGCGGATCGCGGGCCGGGTCTCGACCATCTCGGCCGAGCGGATCAACGCGTACCTCCGCAGCCGCCTGGAACAGGTGTCGGCGGTCACGGTCCGCAGCGAGCGGACGATCCTGATGTCGCTCTGGCGTGACGCCTACGAGCAGGGGCTCGTGGACGAGCTGCCGCGCGGCGTGATGCGGATCAAGGCCCGCAAGCCGCCCACGCGGGCCTGGACCGTGGAGCAACTCCGGCACGGGATCGAGCAGACCCACGCCCACGACGGCCGCAGGCTTCGCAGCGGGGCCGACAAGGGGCTTTTGCTGCGAACGTGGATGCTCCTGGGCTACGAGTGCGGGAGCCGTCACGGCGACCTCTGGAGGCTCGCCGGCGACAACCTCGACGGCGACGTTCTCCGGTGGACGCAGTCGAAGACCGGCGACGGCATCGTCAAGGTGCTCTCGCCGGCCTGCGTGGCCGCGTGCCGCGCGATGCTCAAAGACTCGCCCGACGGGCGGATCCTGGGCTGGGCCTGCAAGCCTCGCCAGGCGATGCGGCTGATGCGGCTCCACCTGGACGCATGCGGCCTACCTGGGACTTCCAAGTTCCTGCGCAGGAGCGGGGCGACTCACATCGAGATCTCCTCGCCCGGCAAGGCGACTATCCACCTGGGCCACCGGACGGCGTCGCTCGCCGCCCAGGCCTACATCGACTGGGGCCAGGTGCGGCAGCACGCGCCCCAAACACCCGTGCTCGTTTCGATTGACTGACACCTTCAAGGAGTTTTTCCATGGATTGGGGATTCGACGATTTTCCGGCCGACGAACCATCGGCCCCGGTGTACGCCGAGCGGCAGATCGTGCCGGAGGGTACGCACGCGTTCCAGATCACGCGGGTCGCGGAGAGCGACACGAACCTTACGGTCGTCCTCGCCCACGACGACAAGGCCATTTCGTGGGTGTGGGTCTCGCTGCCGAAGGACAAGGACTGGGCGGCCCGCATCGTCGGGACGCTGGCCCGGTCGCTGGGGCTCTCGCCTGCCGAGTGGAAGGCGACCGAGGCCGGCGACCTGGTCGGCCGCCGCCTCGAGGCGGAGATCTACCACCGGCTGGGGAACAACGGGAAGACGTTCGCCAACGTGCGGAAGTTCCTCCCGCCACAAGAGGCAGCACCAGCGAAGCGGGCCCCGGCCCGCAGCCAGGCGGCGAAGGCACACGCGGACTTCCAAGAGGAGGCCGGCACCGATGCCATCCCATTCTGACCGCATGCGGGAGAACCGCGACTGGAACGCGATGATCGACGACGTGGACCACGAAATCCGCGAGGAGCGGGAGGCGGCGGCGAAGGCGAAGGCCGAGCCGCAGCTCCCGCCGCCGCTGATCTTCGACATGGGGCCTTGTTTCAACTCCGCCGCGACCGAGCGGGCCATCCAGGCCCACGAGGACCGGATCACGTACCTCGACCGCCGCGACCGCGGGAGGGCGTGATGGCTTGGCACGATAGCTGGAAGAACATGAAGAAGAAGCCGGCCACGCCGCAGCCGAAGCGGCGGCCGGCTGGCGGACGCGTCAAGGAAGACGCGGCGAAGAAGGAAAAGGAGGGCACGGATGCCGACCTTCATCGAAAGTAACGCGGACCTACCGCTCGTGGCGCTCTGCCGCCGGGCCGATCCGCCGACCTCGAGGTCGGCCGCGGCCAACGCGCCGACCTTCTCCGGCAGTCACGAGGAGCGGATTCTCGCGGCCCTGGCGGCCGGCCCCGGCACGAAGGACGAGCTGGCCGGCCGGTGCGGGCTGACGGAGCAACAGGTCGCCCGCCGCATGCACGAGCTGCGGCGTCGTGGCCTGGTCGTGGAGATCGGCGAGGCGGTCTCGCCGACGGGGAATCGGGAGATGAGGTACAGGAGGGCGGGATGATGTTTGGCGCGACTATCGACATCTACCACGACGAAATATCGGCAGCGATTTCGGAAGGCAATCATTCGAGACTCTGCGAAATCGCCAGGGCTTTTTGCGAACGCTGCCACTATTACAAGCCGTGGGCGATTACTAACGTTCGCTCGCGACTGTGCCCAATAGATGGACTGCAAGTTTACGTCGACATCGAAATAGGCGGGGACGAAAAGAGGCCTGCCGTGGTTTGTGTTGGCTACTTGCACGGGAAAAGGCGGTTGACTGTAAACGGAGAATCCATCAGTTGCGGATCATCCGCTGACGCCGTTCACGCATTAGAAGTTCCGTGCGCATTCTTCGACGGCATCTACTATGCGGTCGAAGGGCTGGTGAGGATGGCTCAAGGGGAACTAAGAGAGCAAGTCGCCAAATGGGACGATGAGGCCAAGTCTCATCGTGCCGCGGCGGACCGTGAGTGGTTTTCGTACGAATCGGCCAGCAAGGCCTTAAGAACGACCAAGGCAGCACTAGCTGACGCAGAGGAGAGGCTTGCCAAGGCCGTTGAAGGCAGGCGGCTTGTCGGAAGAAAGACGACATGGACTTTGTGCCCAGTCGACTTTAGCTCGCGGATCGTTGACGCACAGTCAATGATGGCTCTTTGTTACCCAGATTTTGTGCGTCTGGCTGATGCAAAGTCGATGCTGTCAGGAAAGTCTGGCATTTACTTTGGCTGGCGTGTTACAGACGGAAAATGTGTTTACGTCGGCAAGTCGGAGAATCTCGGAAACAGGCTGCATCCGCGGCGTGAAGAGTTGGCCGATTGCAAGGTTACATACATCGAGATGCCGCCAGAAGAGATACACACTTGGGAGCTGTTCTTCATCTGGCTGCACCGGCCGGAAAGGAACAGAGAGGTTCGCGAATCAAATGCGTCCAGGCAGAAAAGGCTGCTGTCGGACGACTCGGCAAGCAAGGAGGCCGCCCATGCCATCACATAACAGACTCGCCAAGTACTTTGAGGACGCCGCCAAGTGCCAGGACTGCGGCACGCCGACGCCGGAGGCGGAGTCGAGCGGCTTCGCGGCACTTGAGCAGGCCGTCGGCCTGGTCATCGCTGCATGCCGGGCGAAGAAGTGGGACGACCGGAAGCTCGGCTACGTGATCACGCTCGCGCTCGCCAAGGTCATCGCCGGAGGCCGCAATGCCAGCTAACTGGCTTGAGCAACGCCGCCGCGACGAGCTGTCGGAGCGGCTCCGTCAGCAGGAGAAGAACCGCGACCCTGAGACCGAGCAGGCCGTGATCGCCTACTCGTCCCACCGGCTGGCCGGCGGGACCATGCTCTGGGCGGATTTCAGACGCGAATGGTTGAAGGCAAAAGGAGGTGCCGATGGCCGGTGAGTGGGTTCCATACGATGTCTGCCTCCCCCAGAAACCGGAGGTGCTCGAGCTGGTCGACCGGACGGGGCTGGCCCCCGACCAGGTCGTCGGCCGGCTGCTGATGCTCTGGGGCTGGGCGGCCCTGAACTGCTCCGACGGGACGGCCCGGATGTCGGTCCGGCTCCTGGGGCGGATCTGCGGCGGCGACGAGGAGTTCTGGCGGGAGGTCGAGGCGGTCGGCTGGCTCGTGATCGACGCGGACAACGGAACTGTGGCGATCCCCGGATGGGAGCGTCGGTTCTCGAAGTCGGCCAAGTCGCGGGCGCTGGAAACCGTGCGAAACCAGGTCGCAAACGCCAAAAAGGACCCCGATACGCGCGCGGCGCGTACGTCTACGCGCGCGGCGCGTGCGCACAACGCGCGCGGCGCGTCAGAGAGAGGAGATAGAGGAGATAGAAATTCTTCTTCCTCCCCCGGTGAAGCTGCGCAAACCCAGGAGGGCACCGGCCCTGCCGGGCCGGCCGGCTGGGACACGCTTCGCAAGGCCTGGGCCGCAGGCACCGGCCGCCCCTGGAAGCTGCCAGACCCGCCAGACAAGGCCGCCGACCGGCTGGCCGAGGAAGGCTGGTTCCAGAAGGCCCTGGCCGCGATCGAGGCCCTGCCGCGGTGCAAGTACTTCCGCGATCCGGTGACGCTGCCGCAGCTCGTGGCCCCCGGCTTCGTGGACAAGGTGCTGGGCGGCCAGTTCGACAACCCGCGGGACACCCCCCGGGCCACGGGCTACCGCGGGCCGGAAGACCGCGGCCCGCCCCAGGCCTTCCAGGGCGACGACGCGGCGCGGTTCGAGGCGACGAAGCGTGCCCTCGCCGAGAAGCTCCGCCAGGAGGCCGCCCCGTGATCCTCGATGTGACGACCGAGCAGATCGCGTCGGCCGTCCGCACGGTCTACGAGCCGAGCGGGTGGCAGCACGCCCCGGCCCAGGTGCTGATGGACCACTTCGCGAACGACACGACGTTCCTACGGGTCTCGTTCCCGGAGCGGTTCAGCCACGCGGCGGCGACGAAGCTCGACCGGCTGCGGTCGACGCTTAAGTCGCTCTACGGCAACAAGGCGAACGTGGTTTTCGTGATCTACTACGATCGCGTGGACCCAGACGAGATGGCCCGCCACGCAGCCCGGATCGCCACGCGATAGACCCTAGATTCAGGCGGTGGCCGCCCTACCTTCGACGGTCGCATGGATGCGACCACGATCACCTTCGAGGTGCTGGGGCCACCGGTGCCGCAGCCGCGGGCACGCTGGGCCAACGGCCGCACGTACACGCCCACGAAGAACGGGATCAAGGTCTTCAAGGCCGCCGTGGCCCTCCAGGCCGCCGCCGTGGCCCGTCGGGCCGGCTGGGAGGCCAGCGACGGGCCGCACGCGATCGACATCGAGTGTGTCTTCGAGCGGCCTCCGTCCCACCTGACGCGTAGCGGCGAGCTGCGGACCGGCTCGCCATCGTTCCCGGGGATGCGGGCCGGCGACTGGGACAACCTCGCGAAGGGTGCCCAGGACGCGATCACGACATCCGGGGCGGTCTGGCACGACGACACCCAGGTCGTCGACGGCCGATGCCGCAAACGCTACGCGGGCTGCGGCGAGCTGGCCCGGACCGTGGTCACGATCACGAGGCTCCCCGATGCCGCGGCGTCGTGACGGGCCACCGGCCCCGGCGAAGAAGCTGCTCACGCGAGCCCAGGAGCGGCACGTCCGCCGGCTCTGGAAGGCGGGAGGATGCCAGCAGGAGATCGCGAGGGCCGTCGGCGTGACGGTCGACACGCTGCGGGCCAGGCTGAGGGACCAGCTCGCCGACCTCCCGAAGCGTGGCCGCGGCGGCGGATGGCGGCCGCCGGCCCCGGACCCGACGCCCGACGAGGTGCGGAAGCGGGTGCTCGAGGTCCAAGCCAGATGGACCGACGAGGTCCGCGAGCTGCGGTGGGTCGGTTCAAGCGATCGCACGAGGCAGTGACACTGGCGGGACCATGGCGATCGTCTTTCGGCCGCGAAACCTCCGGATTATCAGCCTGCTCCGCCGCAGGCTGCGCCGGCGACCGGCCACGCCCAACACCATCCTGACCGAGGCCGGCGACCAGCTCCGGACCGAGGCTGGGGCTTACCTCCGCACGGAGCAGTGACATGCCCGACGTGAAGATCTCGCAGCTCCCGGCCGGCACGGCCAACGCGAACGCCGTGGTCCCCGCCACCAACGCCGCCGGCACGCAGACGCAGAAGGTCACGCTCGGCTCGATCCGCGACCTCCCGCACAACCACGCGATCGCCGACGTGACGGGCCTGCAGGCGGAGCTGGACGGCAAGCAAGCATCCGGCAGCTACGCTGCGGCGAGCCACACGCACACGGCATCGCAGATCACGGACTTCACGACGGCCGTCCAGGCCGCCGCCCCGGCCACGACGAACGCCAGCCTCCTCACGAGCGGCACGCTGGCCGACGCGAGGCTTTCGGCGAATGTCGTGCTCACGGGCGACGCTCGGCTCTCGGACGCCCGCGTCCCGACGGACGGCAGCGTCACGGACGCCAAGATCGCGACCGCCGGCCTGTCGGCCTCGAGCATCAACTGGGTCGCGGTCACGCCCTGGGCACCCAACACGGCCTACGCGAAGGGTGCACTGGTCCACTACCTGGGCATCACCTACCGCCGGAGCGTGGCCGGAACGACCGGGGCGACGTTCAACGCCGCAAACTGGCAGCAGATGACCGCGCCGGTCAACGTCACGACCACGCCGGCCCAGATCACGAGCAACCGGAACGACTACGCCCTGGACATTGCGACCGCCGACATCTTCCGGATCTCGTCTGACGCGGCCCGGAACATCACCGGAATCACCGCTGGCCTGTTTGACGGCCACGCGATCCTGCTCAGGAACGTCGGCTCGTTCGCGATCACGCTCCGCCACCAGGACGCCGCGAGCGCCGCCGCCAACCGGATCATCTCTCCGTGGGCGGGCGACGTGGTGATCTCAGCCAATAGCTCCATGCTGCTCATGTACGACTCGACGCTCTCGCGTTGGGTCGTGACCTGAACGGCGTCACATCCCTACGGTAGCGCACTTCCATGCCCATGTCGCCTAGGTTGCTTCGCCCCAGGGCAAGCGGCACATCCCCGATCCTTGCCGACTTGCTAGTCGTTGCTGGTGGCGGCGGCGGAGGCGCTGGCGGCGGATTTATGACCAGTTCCACCACTCCTTACTCTGACGGCGGTGGTGGTGGAGGTGGCGGTGGGTTTCGGTCGGCCTCAGATTTTTTGATTCAGCGTGGCGTCAGTTACCAGCTAACCGTTGGCGCTGGCGGCGCAAGTGTCGCCGGGTCTGGCGGAAACGGAACGCTTCGCGGCGCGTCCGGTAGCAACTCCGTATTTGGCTCGCTTGAGTCTGCTGGGGGAGGTGGTGGTGGGTGCGCGCGATTGCCTACGGATAGCACGCAGACTGGCGGCGGAAGTGGCGGAAGCGGAGGCGGGGCTGGCTCTCGCAGCACTCAAACAAACGGCGGCGCAGGGACGGGCAATACACCGTCCACATCTCCTGCGCAGGGCAATAATGGTGGCACGCTGGCCTCTTTGGGCCATCGTGCCGGTGCCGGAGGCGGCGGCGCTGGTGCCGTAGGAGGGAATACCTCATCAACGGCTGCTGGGGCTGGCGGGGCGGGGGCAACGTCTACTATTTCTGGCTCTTCGGTGAGCTATGCGGGCGGCGGCGGCGGCGGCTCTGGCGGTCAAGATGTAATGCTAACTGCTGGCAGCGGCGGTTCAGGTGGTGGCGGCGCGGGCGGCGCGCATTCGTCTGCTGGAGCTAACGGCACGACAAATTCCGGCGGTGGTGGTGGAGGCGGCGGAACAACCTCTGGCGGAAATAGTCAGCTTGGTGGTACAGGCGGGTCTGGGGTTGTTGTGGTGCGAGTTCCAAGCAACGCCACCATCTCTGCATCAGTCGGTCTTGTTTACACATCTGCAACCAGCGGCGGGCTTACTGCTTACACCTTCACAGCCGGGACTGGCACCGTCCAGTTTGTGTAATGGCACACTACGCACTTATTGACGCATCTGGGGCGGTCACAGAAGTAATCGTCGGCAGGGACGAAAACGACGGCGGCGTTGATTGGGAGGAACACTACGGCCAGTTTCGCGGCCAACTGTGCAAGCGCACCTCCTACAACACTCGCGGCGGCGTTCATGCCAGCGGCGGCGTGCCGTTTCGGAAGAACTACGCCGGCATTGGCTACACATACGATGCCGCTCGCGATGCGTTCATTCCGCCCAAGCCCAGCAATCAGTGCGTCTTAGATGAGGCATCCTGCACATGGATTTGCCCGCCGCTGGGATAGCCATGCAAGACGCCCAGCACGTCGCACAACTCGCCGTAGCCCGTCGCGTCATGCGAGAGGATCGCGAGGCGTTAGCGGCGTTGGCGAAATGACCGTACACCCACAGAGTACAGGCTATACCCAAATGGGTATGGCCGCACTCACCGTAGGTGTGGGCCTGTTACGAAACCTCGGTCGTTGTGAATTTGGGCCGAGGTTTTGCAACGCTGGGGACCGGGCTTTCCAGATTCGCAAATCGCGATAAAACGAGCGTTGACCCATTTGCCCCGTCCGATAGGCTGCGGTCATGCAAGCCATCCTCCGGTTCGATTGCAGCGACCCCGACGACGCCCGCGAGCACCGGTACTGCCTCGCGGGCCGTGACGCCTTGATCGCCCTGGAGGCGATCCAGCAGGC